CTCTGGACCTCGACCGCGACCCGATTTCCTCCTTTCGACATTATGTCTACTTAGATATTTTCGGACGGTTAGGGACGATAGATTTCTCTATCGCCAAGGTTTCTGTTAATTCGGTAGAAAGACACCGTTCACTCGGAATGAGCCCATTTATTTAAGAGGTCCAAAATTGGACGTTAAATAGAAGGGTAGAGGATCCATCTGTCCAAGGAAGTTATCAACTCCTTGGATAGGCAGATTCTCTAGTCGTTCCAGTGCATATAAGTAGTCGGGAGCAAAGCCCCCCCAACTTATATTACCAGGCGATCGCCCGGTAGTTGCACCGAATGGTTCATCTGCTTCTAACAGCATCTTAAGAGCAGCCAAGGGAGATTCAACTAAGTTTCTCTCCGCTATTCTTGCCTGACCCTCTGGATCCATTCGTAGGTCTAGTTTTGCATGTGCCCGATCAAGAAGTTTTGTAACTTCTTTATATCGGTCAATAAGGTCAACAATATCCATTAATTGGTCTACTGTTTTCCCATGCATATCTTCCATCCCTTTTCCTGTTATATCTGCATGCAGCATTACGAGTTTATCGTAAATCTGCACGAAGAAGAAACAAAATAGGTGATGGATGAAGGCCTCGAAAGGATTAAGATTTCTGAGTACACGCGGATCGAATGTGAATACACCTTTATTTTCTAAAGGTAACATTCTTTCGTCCGTACTTAATGTTAAGAGCATACTTGGCGCGGCCAGTATAGCTTTTGCCAAGCGAATGGCATCAAGATGAGGGTTTACTCCCCAAACGGTTTTACCGTTGAAGAGCTCTCCCCCATTCATGAACAGCGTAATAGTGGTGATAAGTGTCGTTTTTAAAGCGAACTCATCTGTTTTCCAACCCCGTCTTCTTATAAGCGGGTTTGGCACTACCACCGGTTGCCACGTTTTGGTGATGCTACTGATGGCCTGTTTAATAGTATCCACATTGGTTTTATCCAATAGTGTTTGATACACATTAAACATTCCAGCAGTTTTCTGCATCATCGTATAAAGGAACTCAAAGAAAGGCATATAGCCTTTTCTCGAAAGCATTGTACCTATTGCTAGGTAGAATGTATTCGGAGATCCACGTGTATACCGCGATTGCTGTGCAAAAGTATCAAGCCATCGCATAATGCGAGTCTGGACAATACCTTTAGTTAACATACTATAGGCAATTCCAGCTCTTCCCATTATAGATGGTTGGGCCATGAAAGATGCCCATGATACCGCTGCCACGTTTCGGCCTTTATGTCCGGTTACTTTTGCAAATTCAAAAGTAGGGTTTGTTGCTACAACACTTTTCATAAGGTTGATAGGAACACCAAGAATATCCATTAATTTTAGGTATTCTTGAGCGACATGTTTTTGAAAGAAAACAATATCGTCACCCAGGACTTCATACCCTGTATACCAGGGAGTATTCATATTGAATACTTGGAAGTCCACCGAACTTTTAATCCAGAAGGGACCGGAAAGGTCTCCTTTTAGATTAACAGCGCGAACTGCTGCAAGCTGAGCAATGTAATGGTGAGTAATCGCCAACATCGCCCAACTAGAAAGTGCACCCATGGGTTGCCCCACGGAATAATGCAGAGTGTCATCAATGTTAAATTCTTTGAATTTAGCACGATAACCACGCTCCACAAGTATTGATTTCCATTTCTCACCAATCTCAGGAACTATACAATCAAGTATAGCAACCTGTAGATCAATGGGAAGTCTATCAGTTGCGGCCGAAAGGTCGTAACCGAATGAACACCCAGTAACGGCACTCTTAACCATACATCTTTTTACAGATGCATTTTGGTCAAAAGTTCCATCATTGGGCAAGGATTTCAAGAATTTGAAGAGCATGTCATGCAATGGTTTAAGTAAGGACTGAGTCCATACATCCACCATCGCAAACACTCTCACTTTCCCGGCAGCCTCCTTCTTAGTTGACAATTTACCGATGTTAAACTCCATCATCGCCTTATACAGATAGCCTGTTACGGCCATCTGATTAGGGAGAAGAGCGAGTTGCTCATCGATATATTGCATTAGGGTTGATATCCGGTAGTTACCGGTAATTGCCGCAAAATCCTTAAGGTTTTGGAAAACCGTAGGATTCTGTGACAAACCGATAATATCAGTTAACAATCCCATCCAACTAATTTTTGTTGAGGGAGACGCTGTCTCCAAAAAGAGAAACCGCGCTTCGTTCAAAGAAGAGGTATCGAACATAGACGGATTGATCATTTTAGTGATCTCTGCCGCTACTTCTAATACCCCATCTTTAAGAACAGTCATTGGTTCCGTGATGGTGCTCAATTTCAATTTACCGGGAATATCAATTACCCGATAAACTGCAAATAGAGTTAACCACCATCGGATTACCGAAGGACTTCCATTTATAAGCATCAAGCGTCTATCTCGTAAAGGGATAAACCTTGGTAGCCCACAAGTGGATAAGTACGGGAAGGGGAGACTATTGTCAATTTGATTCAACGAACTAACTTTAGTTCCCGCAATCGCTTTCTGGATTGCCAGTTGTGAAGATTTTAAATACTTCACGACATAAGGTGATCCGTGGTTACGTCTCATATTATTAAGATGTACCAGGAAAGCATGCAGTTGTCTCATTCTCGAGGTGAATTTTCCTTTTCCATCAAATACGGCTCCGAAAATTCGGAACCCTATTTTATCGAAAAGGTTAGATAAAAGTGGTCTAGTTGTGGGTTTAAGTACAAACACTTGTTTTACTTTATCCCAAACTTTAACCATTTTATCTAGAGAAACCAAAGTTCCCTCCTTGGCGATAGTTTTAAAGAATCTATCCATTACCTTTTTACCATAACTGAAGGAGTCATTGACTCTTCCAAGATTATGATAAGCAGGGCCCTCAAACGACTTTCCAACTGGATGACCGCCTCTACCAGGCATAGAACCCCCAAAAGGGGATTTTGTGTTTAAGGTTAGAGAGGATCCCGAAGAAGAAAACCGTCTTTTTCCACCATTTTTAAATGGTGAATCATCATTATTAGATTTCTCTAATTTTGATGTGACATTTTCCATTCGAGCGATTACCCTCATAACCGATCGGTAAAGACCGGCTAGTGTTGGATAAGCGGAATAGACAGACTTTCCTAACTTCAGAACTACTAGGATCACAATGATACAAAGGTGGTATTCTATTGGTTGATTAACCAAATATACTAACCAGTACTCTGTTCCAGTGTAATGCAGTAGGGAAAGGAAGGCAGTCATTGCTATAAGTGTGATGATCATAGTATGAAAAGGATAGGACTAAACCACATATCTTCTTCCATGAGTTTTTACAAACTTTTAGGAATTAGGTGGTCGAGGTCTTACATCCTTTCGGACGGAAAACTACTCTGTTTTCTAACGTACTCATACTCCCTGGCGTCGCGCTTTGCCTTGACATGTATTACTTAATTAATACTAGGCGTAGAAAGAAGATCCTGCAGTGGAATTTCACCACTTGGACTCTCGGTTCTTGGATTCAGCCTTCACTATCCCCTTAAGTGGCATTAAGACCACAGGGATAGGAGAGGACAATCCAATTTCAGCGAGGAGGGCCGGCTTTACGGCACTCACTCTTTCTAGGACCGCTTGGTTTTACGTAATCAGAACCGTACTTCTTAGAAGTAATCTCCTTGTCAAAGGAGAGCCTGATATTTCAATCAGGAGGGTTTACGATTGTATTAAGTATTTTCCGCTGTTTAAGGTGCTGGACTTGCATTACTGCAAGCCCAAAATGTAGAGACCATGTCTCGTAGATTCACCCCGTTCTCTTTAACAGACCAAGTGAGATGATTCGTATGTACTATCGTATGTACCTAGGGTATGGTCGCCCTAGCTGGTTCACGTGGCCAGTAGAATCAAATCATTGATTTGCTTAGTTTGAACGAAACTTGTCTAGTTGACATGTTTCCTCAAAGTATGCAAGGAGGGCTCTTTTCTCCTTCGTCCCCCATCGAATGATGGAGGCAGGAAGGTTCAAAAAGCCCCCAAGCCGGAATATTGGTGTTTGATAATGAACACCAGCGATATTCCTACCTTGGAATGACTCACATGACCTTAAATCCTAGACTAGGGTAACCTCTCACGAGGTCCTAGCAGGACAAGGTATGCTGTATAAGGAGTCACTCCTTATCCAGTATTGGTACCTCAAAAAGGTATCCAAAACCGGTTTGAAGGCTAAGGTTTAGCCCTGGAACCCGGCGTGTTGTGAAATCAGATATTTATCTCTGAAATCCGC